AACTTAAATTATATTCTTCAGGAGTATACTTGCCAGCAAGGTAACTTGCAATTAAATGTCTATGCGGAGCATATTTCCAATTTCCGCACCAGAACTTTTTTGTTATGTCTGTTGACTCTGGTATTTCAATTTTAATATCTAATGTTGCCGGATAACTCCATCCAACTGGTGAACAGTATAGTTTAAGTCCAGGATATGTCATTCCAAAATATTCGTTAATTTTATAATCAGGAGCATATACGCTTACATCTACTAATTCGTTTCTTTCAGCAAATATATTAATGCTATCTAATTCTCGAGATCGTATGTTTTCAATATCTGTAAGTTCGTAATTAGTGTATGTACCTTTATCATCAGGATACTTAATATTATAAGTGCTTAACGGCTCTAACAAATAAATCTTTAATCCTTTTTTGTTTGCTCTATTCTTTGGCTTTGCCTCTAAAACTGTACTTGGTTGTTCTAAGTATTCTATCTTGCCGACGCCGCAATATACAGCATAAGGTGTAGATACTCCTTTAAAAAACGTTTTTCCTAAATCTATAAACATACTATCCCAACCCTTTTGTTGGTTAGTTTTTTCTCTTAAAGGGAACCAAGAAGGTCCTAAAGGATAGTTACTATACAGTCCTGTATTATTAGGATTAAGTAAATTGTGTTCGTTTAATAAGTTATGGTGATGTGAATATCTCATATGCTATCTTTCCATTTATTAAAGTACGGGCTTAGTTCAGGAAACGTAGCATGAAAATCTAAACCGCGACGTTTGTCGTATGCTTCAAAAAACTTAACAAAGTTCTGTTGTGCTTCAAGCTTTTCTTGTGCAGGCAGTTGTTGTTTCATAAAATCTAAGCTTCTTTGGAACCGTTGTATTTGGTGTGGTTTAAATCCTACCCAACGGCTTTCTCTATGTTTGTCTGTGTTAGCTTTCATAAATTCTAAACAGTCATCCCCGTAGTGCCAAAATTCTTCTGGTAACACTTTTAGACTTTGCCACGCTGGAAAGTTTAATGCCGGAGTATCTACAAATACTCTATGGTTACCATAAAAGGTTAACTTTCCATCATCATCGCGTCTTGTCTTTTTAACATTGTGTATACGCTGTAATTCTAATATACCTTGCATTAAACGCTTAACACTTGGCATACTTAACATATTTAATGTTATAATAAACGTAACTAAGCCGTCTTGGGTTCTAGTAAGATAGTTGTTTACATTGTTCCATAGTAGGTCAAAATCTAATGGATCACGCATGTATTCAGCTTGTTCTCCCCAGCCGTCAACACTAACGTACAGTCTAAAGCTTTCTAATTTTTTGTATTCGTCAATAAAGCTAACAGTATCAACAAACTTATTCCAATTTTTTTGTGGAACACTTGCATTAGTTGTTATGCTCATATTAAGATCTGTGCGTGGATGATCTAATACATAATCTAACACACGAAATGTATTTTTATCCATTAGCGGTTCACCGCCTGTCATCCTAAAATGCTTTAGCTTGGGGTAAAGATCCGGCCACCATTTCCAAAATGCTTCTACATACGGATTTTCTTCTCTATTAGGAATTGGATAATGCCCAATACTTTTAAAATAGTCAATACTGTTGTGTGGTACCTTTGTAGGATAAGGACCGTGTTCGTTAATGTCTTCTGCCCACTTGCTACTTAGATGAGGACTACAGTAGCTACACGCTAGGTTACAAGCATGGTTAAAGTTTACTTCTAAGTATGTAGGGTCAATGTCTCCATCGGCACCCGTTGATATTACATCTTCCCAACCTTGTTGTGCCCACGGCTCTGAACTACGATATGCTCTATCACTAAGTTGCTTACCTTGTGCTTCTACTTTCCAACAGCTACTACACCCGTCTGGTTGTTTGCCTTCAAGCATCATTTTACGTTGTGCTTTTTTCTCAGGTGTGTTATGCAATGCACGAGGATTCTTTTTGACAGCTTCTGCATCAATTTTGTGCAGTGGCGGTAAGAAGCAACTATTAGTTAATCCATTAGTTAAATGTATACTGCTCCAGAGCCACTTAGCCATACACATTGTAGGCGAGATTTCATCCAACATAGGTATTACCTGCTGTGCAGCTGTTTGTGGATCTATTTCAGTAATTTTTTTCAAGTTAGATAATCGCCATAAAGCTTAATTAAGAAGTTTCCATAATTAGTATTACTTATTGGGCCAGGGTGCTGCCCGTCTAATGCGTTGTCAACTGTATGCGTGGCTATTCCTTCAGTTATTGGATGTAGTAATACATCATTGTCTACCATCTGTGTTAAGATATTGCCATAGTGTTCGTCGCTGAATTGACTGCCACCTTTTGTTATATTTAATATTTTTGTAATACCTAAAGATTTTAATTTTAAATTAGTATGGTTAATGTACCAGCTTAACATTACTACATCATCAAAGTCAGATTGAACATGTGCATAATACATTTTGGTTTTTAGATCTTTCTTTGTCATCCAAGGACCTAATTTAAACCCATCCGGGTGATTAGAACGGTCGTCATCCTTTAGTAATACTATAGTACGATTTGGAGATGTCCATTGTAATATAACTGCATCATCTGGGGTAATATCTGGGGAATTATTTAATAAACGATACGCTATTTGTTTATTACTTCCACCTGGCTCACCTCGGTTAACTATTTTACGGTTAGTATGTTTTGAAATGATGTTTGGCCAGCCTTGTGTTGACGGAATAGGACCTGGATCAAGACCATTATCAGCTATGCAATCTGGTAATCCGTGACCAAACGTGTAGCTACACCCATACACAAATAATTTACCCATTTAAATGTTTCCTTAATTCTTCTTTTAAATTTGAATCCATCATATTTGCTCTATAAGACAACATTGAAATATTATGTGTTAGTGTATTAGTAATACTACTCATAACAGCATGTAGTTCTTCATTAGGTCTATCAAAAAATGCAATAGCAGAATTTAAAGCTGCTGTCATTCTTTCTTCATTGTTTTGGATATTATCATAACTTTCATCTAGTATATCACTAAATGTTCTGTAACCCATATCTTGCAATGCTTTTAATGCTCCTGGTTCACCTAATATTACAAAAGGTTGGAAATACATTATAGGCTTAAATATTTTTTCACTAAAGAATGTTCTACCTAGTCTGTAGTATTGATAAGTTTCAGGACAAATATGTAAGAACGAATTATAAAATTTATCAATAGACCAATCATGCACTGGATTTTGACGTTCGGCATCAACCTTGTCATCAATTGTAATTGGAAGTTTATTCCTTATATTTAATTCTTTATATTTTGCATAATGCTCGGGATAACCTACTTCGAATATTCCTTGTTGCTCTTCAAAATATCCATCATACATTTGTCCGCTCATTCCCATTGACAAGCATCCATTATCAATGTAAGGATATAATGCAGTAACGCCTGCAAATCTTCCTGCATGAGGTCTGCGATTTAAACAAATAAATTTGTTTTCTCTTGCAGCTTTGTCTGCTATATGTTTGTTTCCTCTATCATTTAACCAAGTTAAATCTTCATGCTTAGTTTGTCTTTCCCAAAAGTTATTATATACAGTTCTCAAATCAGGTGCATCGTGACTGTTTGCACATACAAATACAAAGTCGTCTAATGATAAGTTATATTTTATCTGTAAGGGATATACTAATTTTTTCCACCAGCTCCATTCCCAACCTTCATAAGAATTAAAGACTAAAATTTTGCATTGTTTGTTAATTATGTCTTGGTATACATCATCTGGAATATTAAATTCATCTATTTTACTATCTATTTGAGATAACGAAGGAATTAACGGAAAGTAATAGTTTTCGTCGGTATTATCTTTGTCTTTAAAGATAATATCAAATGGATCTCCAAACAAACCAAAAAACGCAGTTGGATCTTCTTGCACTGTGAAGTATTCTGAAGTTAGATATTTTTTTGGAAAGCCCGGGCAGTACTTAAAAGACTTAATGTCATCTTCTAAATCGTTTCGATAATATAACGGTATCTGTTTCATATTATTTCTCAATGTCTATAAATTCGTGTTGCATTCTTCCAGGGTTTTGATAAACTGTTTTAAAAAATTTGCTTTGTTCAGCACTAAATGGCTCTACAGGTATTGGAACGTCAAGTTCATTTAACAATTTAGTTCCTAACATTCGAACTGCGTCAAGTAGTGCAGGCTGGTCTATGTTAACTTGGGTATTCCAGTAATTATTTAAGTACTCAAAGTCTCTTACGTTTACAAAGTCCCATTCAGTTGCCATAGTTTTGTATAAGCCTTCACGAGCACCATATATTGCCCAAAGTCCGTTTTCAGCATCTCTACCCACAGTTAACCAAACATACAACCTATGTAAATTTTTCCAATGTAGCTTTGCAAACTCTTCTTTGCTAACACGTAGTCCTCTGTCAAGTGCCATCTTAACACCTTCGCGGAAACCTGCTCTCCAAGCCTGTTGTGGAGTATAATTATTATAAACTGTACTAAAGCAACTATTCATTTGAATGTAATTAATATCCCAACAAAAATCTACTTGTGCATGTACATTATTAGCATCTGCATTTTCATGTGTACGCATGTTTAAAACAAAATCTTTAGGCCAACACTTTAGTCCGCCATTACCATACATAAGTCCATTAACAGCATTATAACCTGCCCAGCTAATTACACTATTTTTTAAATCGTCATGTTCATCAAAATTTATTTCTTGATTAATAAAATTTTCATTAATAATATTATCAGCATCAACTGTAATGAATCTATCTGTTTCACTAAGTTTAGCACATGCTTTGTGTGCAGCATCACTACCTTCTACTCCGTGTACACGCTTTGCCCAAGGTACTTTTGAACACAAATCTGCATAGTTTTTTTCTGCGTTTGGCTCGTCATAGCTTAGATAAATGATATCATAGTCTGCTACCTTAAATGTGTTACTCATATTTCTATTACCTCATGTGCATAACTATCAAAATATTTTGCTGTGTATAAACTAACATCGTCCATTTCAGAATCATAATCAAAAGGAATAACTAAGTTTTTCTCAAATGACGACATTGGCAATTTTAGTGACTTATAAAGTATGTTTGGATCGTGTTTGGCTGTTATACTAAAATACAATACATCATTAAGATCTGATCTAGTTAGTTGCATATACGTTAGTGTTGCAGGGTTTAATTCTAGTGTCCACAATTTTTGCTTCTTATCTTGCGTAACTATAATATCATACGATGCGTCTAACTGTACTTGGTAAAGCTTCTTGCCTAATAACACTTTGCTACCATTTATTAAATCTTGTTGATCTATTAATTTTAGATCATTTTTTAGTATTGCATAATCACTTGGGTCAATAGTATTAAAGCGTAATAACGTATCATCTTCCCGAGTTTTTATTATATTACTCTTTCCTGAATAAAATACTATATCGTTAGATGACTTATTATACTCTTCTTCTTTAACACTAGCACTGTACATCTTATTATTTTCTAAATACGTATCACCGTCTCGTATATGTGTAATAAAACTAAGACTTGTATTTTCGTCTTTAAACAATAATACGTTTGATACTATCATTTCTACATTTTTAGGATTAAATTCAGTGCCTGCTGGCTGGTCTTCTAATATCATATATACACAGTTGCCTATCCATACGTGCTGACCTTTTAAGTGTTCTAATTCACTGTACCATATATCAATATGTACTCCTACATACTCTTGTGTAAATTCTGGAACAACTCTAGTTATTGAGATAGATTGAGTTGGTAATGTAGTTAGTTGTACATCGGCAACAAATAACACTGTATTGTTTTTACTAAACACACTACCTTGTTTATTCTCTTTTAATATTTTGTAAACATTACCTTTGTACCACACTAGATTATCTTTTTTATATTCAGTATCTTTAAACCACATATAAACTTCTACACCGTCATAGATTTCTGTAGTGCCCATGTGTCCTGATCTATTTTTCTTGATTACAGGTAACTGATAGCACATCTGCGATGCTTCTTTATGCGTATCTTGGTAGTTCTTTTCTTTTAAAACTTTTTCTTTTAATGCCATGTCATACATAACAATAAAATCTGTTGTACGCTTCTCTCCTGATAGAATTGGACTAGCTATGTTATACGGAACTTCAAGTACAAGTTCGTTTTCATCGAGAGGGTGTTCAATGCCGCTGATGCGAATTATGCTTCCTGTGTCGTTATTGTAGTACACATAACTAGACTGAGAATGCTTTACTTCTGTTTGTAATAACTTAATTAAATCATCTAATTCAGACATTTACTAAATTCCTATATCTTTCCATTACAGGTGATTTTTCTAAAAAATCATTTTCAGTATAATGTAATACTCCTGTTTGTTCATAGTTGCCTATCTTAATTTTACAATCTCTTGAAATATAACAACCTACTCTATCTTGCCAATTACTTGAACTATCAGTCCATCCCTGACAGTATTTTTTCATATGAGTAAAACTAGGAAACTCTACAGTAGGGTTAGTTATGTCCTTAGTACAATCTAAAATTAATGCAACAATTGAAGCACAAACGTCCATGCTCATATGCTTAGGCCTAGTTACTCCTTCTAAAAAAATCTCATAATATGCTTGCCAGTTATTTACAACTAATTCTAACCAGGCATAAAACTCTTGTGCTTCGTCCGACTTTTCAAAGTAATGTATGCCTGAAAATAAGTTAGGCAATTTATTTGCAAGAAACGTTTTTCTGTAATAGCTAGTATCTGCTATATCGCCTCTATAAGTATAAACTTTACTAGTAAAGAATATTTTATAATTTTCTAAAAACTTCCACCATGTATCAATATTTTGCAACACTAACATATCAGTGTCCATTACAATAGTCTTATCGTATGGACTTGCATGATATAGTTTCCATCTGTTTTCAATCTTCCATGCAGACGTTTTAGCACTGTCGCCAAACGGAATAGGAATAATTTTATCAAACAACTTTTGGAATTCTTTTGGAATAGTGTCGTTGGTTACTATACTAATTTTTGTATTAGGATTTGTAACCTTTAAACTCATTGCTAGGGCAACGGCTTGTTCTGGATAGTTAACAAGCTCGTTATGTTGAGCTAATACTAATATACCTTTACTCATTAGCTGTCTCCAAATCAATCATTCTTCCTAAACTGTACTTGTTCATTACATGAATTGTCTGGCCTGATGTTTTTAATGCAGTATATTCGCCTAAGTAATTTTTCTTTTCTACTAAAAACGTCATCTGATCGTCTTTCATTTGCCAAAGTATATCTCTGTCTGTAGTGTACATCATTTTGCCGGGCATTTCTTTTGCAAACGTGCCATTACTAAAGCCGTTCATAATATGTATTGCAATACTAAATGCAAAATCGTTTCTAAACAAAGAAGAAGTTATTTGGTAAACTCTTCTGTAATGATCCCATTCTTCTTCTATATGCTGTAGTAGATCAAAGTAAACATTGTTAACATTAGTTTTTCTAAAAAATACACAAGTGGCCCAGTAAAACGGTACACTAGTATCACTTATATATTTAAACTCTTGTTCATCTCTTACTTGTGCAACATCTGTTGAATCTTTATAAATTAAAAAATCGTCTGCTGAGTCAAAACATGATTTTAATAAATCATTAGATATAATATAATCAGTATCTAATAATAATGTTTCATCATACGGAGAAAGATCATATACTTGTGACCTAGTTCTGTTATTAAAAGTAGCTTGTCGCTGATGCATTCCACCATCAAAGTATAATTTTTGATTTTGTTGTGGTGGTGCATTACAAGGAATAATCCTATCAAATATATTTTCGTCAAATTCATTCTTTATATAATCTACTCCATCAGTTAAGATAGTAGTAGGTATATCTAGATATTTTCGTATGCGTTTTGCTAAAAATACAGCCTGCTTAACGTAGTCAACTTCAGAGTTATTCCTTGCAATTAAAAACGCACCTTTACTTTTCTGCATAGTCAACTAACTTTTCTACACTTCGTTGGTTTTTTAATTTCATATAATCTGTATGATACGAGTTAGATGCTACAAAGTATACATCAACAACCGAATCATAAAATGCCTCTACATCGTCAACAATTGTAGGAATACCATTATCATCTGTTAGTACTGCAACATCATCTTGATGATTATCAAGTAGTAATCTTACAAAGTTAATTAACTCTTTTGTAACAGTAAACTGACACCCGTTATAAAAATACAACAAGTTCTCTTGGTATTTTTCTACTAGCAATCGCTTTTGATTGTTAAGTGTAAGCATATAATTAGAAAAATCTAATGCCTTTTCTAACCGTTCATCCATAATCTCTCTCCTCTAATATTATATATTCGCTTAGACCAGAGATCTGCGTGAAGACTGGACTTTATACTAGTATAACACTAAATTAAGAAGAAGTCAACCTTAGAATGAGGAAACTGTAGTAGCGAGGGGAGTTATTTGGGTTACTGTTGTTGTTGATACGCCATCGATTGTAGCGGTACCGTTTGGTCTAAAATACGCAGCTTGATTGTTTACTATTGCTAGTACGTTTTCATCTGGATTTCCGTAAGCTGGATCCGTAAGCTCAACTTTGAACTGTAGTACAGAATCACTTAGTTCCATAGCATATAATGTATATCTGTTAGGATTGTATACTCCTCCACCTGAATTGTAATAAGCAGTTTGGTATGAACCAGACATATAGTCATGTCCTATGCCGCCATACGATTGTCCGACTCCGCCTGATGCAGAAGTGCCGTTGAAGCCAAACGAGATAGTACCTATTGCATTAACCATGTTTCTCCAATTAAGAGTTTTACCATCACTTCCACTATAAGTCATCGATGGAGTAATTCTAATTTGACCACCTGAATTAAAATATTCGCGGCGTAGTTGAGCGTTAGGCCAGGTTACTTTCCAAATATGGTTACGTGTTCCGTTCCAAGTACTCGGTGTATCTGATATATCACATATTTCTAACGCAGCTTGACTTGGATGACATACTAAAGCATCAGTTTCCATATCAGTAGCTAGTGCCTCAAGCCCTGCTAGATAAGCTTCTTCAACTTTGTCTGTATTTGTTGTGTTAGTAGCATAGTCGCCGACTTGGAAGGCAATTGGAGTATACGCTGCTGTGCCTACTTGATGATATCGAATTCTTAAAATATTAATGTATAGGGTTTTGTAATCTGAAGCATCAACTGTGTTAGGACTGCCTGCAGAAACTGTTGCACTTGAATCAATTGCAATACCATAACCGTATCGATAAGCCATAGTGGCACGATTTGTTTCAAGAGCAGGCTTGAGTAGATTATCTACTCTTGCTTTTAAATTATTGAAACGTGCTGCTTGTACTTTTGTTGGCATTAATAAACCTCTCTAGTACTATTTATCGAACGATAAATTTGTATAAACTGATTAAGAAGTAAATGTGCCGCCCCATCCTTTAGTTACTGTACTTCCAACACCCGAAGCTTCAAAGAATGTAAAGGAGCCTGTAAATGTACCAGTTGATGTAGGATGGATATACAATTGAATGCTTCTAGCTTGGTTTGTACCAAGGAAGTATGTTTTAGATGCTGTTGGAGATGTAGTAACACTTGGATAGTTTAAGCTATAACTAATGTCACCTGCACCGCTACCTACTGCAACCGCTATATTACTTGGTCTAGTAAGTTCTCTAATTGTTACACTACCTGAACCTGCTGTACAAGTTACTGTCCAGCTATATGATAATGCGCCACTTGCAGTGGATGAGTTAAAGTTCATAGCTCCAGCACTACCAAAGTTTGGAGTTACTGTATAAGCAAAGTCAGCAGTTGGTGGAGCTGGTGTTGGAGCAACACCACTTAGTGTTCCTCGATCGCCAAAGTCGCCAAACCCATCACCGACAATTCTTGCTTTAGTAGCTAGTAATGATCTTGCTGAGTCGGAGTTAGCTACTCCTGATAATGCTACTCCGTCAACATTAAACGGAATAGGATTTGTTGCAATGTCCATCGCAGTAAAGAATGTCTTATAAAACGGTATTGATAACTGCGGTGAATCACCTGATACTGAATAATAGTTATTATAATATTCTCTAGTCCAATAAGCTAGTCCAGATACGTCAGGTCGTCTATTCAATGCATATCTAGTTTCACCAGCAGTATTTAAAAAAGTGCCTGTTCCATTATAAAATGCGGTTGCAATTGCTTCGCCTAGTGTGGCTGCAGTTGCTGATGGAATATTTAAAAGATAATTATCCTTGTACTCATTATACCAATGCGGTGAATAGTTGTATTGTATTGATGATACGCTTGTATCAGTTATTGTAACACTAACTGTTGATAATCCGTTATTTAGAGCGAACGTTAATACTTCTGTACCTTCTGTTGCTAAGTCACTTGATATTGTATATGTTAAGCTAGCTGAATTTCCCATCACTACTAACGAACCAGTTAGGCTAGCATTAGAAATATCTGCAGAAGTTACACCTGTAATAGTATAAGGAACAAATGCGTTATTTGCTACATTGGTTGTTGTTAACGTAATTGTTACTTGATTACCTTCAACAACAGTTGCAGCACTAGTGCCTAATACGTATGTTGGTGTGTTAACATTAACTGGAACACTAAATCCTGATAGTGCTGTAGATGTAAAGTAGCTAGGACTTGTTACGGTAATACTACTTGCACCAACTGCTCTATATTGTTGTATAGTACTAGTTAATGCGCCGTCAACGTTGTTATCAACATTGTTATCAACAACTACATCATTAAATTCAATTCTAAATTCAATTACGTTTGAACTTGTTTCTCTAGCTTTAATTGTGTATAAGTTTCCTGCATAAATTCCACTGTATGATCCAGCGCCAACTTTAGCATAAACTGTTTGGTAAGATGAGCTCATATAGTCATCACCAATATAATAGCCTTGTCCGCTAAGACCTGCAAAGGTTTGACTTCTTGTAAATCTAACTATACCTATTTCGCTACACAATGCTGCCCAGTCTAGTCCCTTAGGAGTACTAGGGTTAGTATTATTTGCACTTAATCTAATTTCACCACCTGAGTTAAAAAAGTGTCGTCTAGCATCAGCATCAGCAAACGTTGCCGTAAAGATATGATAGATAAGACCGTTCCAAGTAGCTGTTCTTGTGCTTGTTAGCTTAGGTTCTAAAGCTGCTTGACTTGCATGCATTAACAGTTTGTCTGTTTCAATTGCAGTCATTAATGTTTCAAAGTCAGCAACACCTTTTTTGGTGCCGTCAACGTCAGTTCCAGATACACCTGCATCTGTTATAGTTCCACTAGTATCTTCTGCAATAGTATTTAAGTTAGCAATAACTTGTCGAATACCCGTTTCAGATACACCAACTTGGTGTATCCTAGACTTAACCATATCTGTATAGATGTTGTTAAGGTGACTAGACGAAACTATTGAATCTGATGCTACTTGCGATGATGCAAGCGTCTGACCATAGCCGCTGTCGCCGCTTCCAGTCCCTAGTATAAGTGCTACTCTCGATTGTAAATTATTTAATCGAGCTGCGGTAATATCTGCCATGTTTGATCCTTACACTTTTAGTACGCATTCTATTAATTTTTCGCCTTCTTCATTACTAGTTTCAAGTGCTATTCCGACCAAAGAATTTGTTGCAATAGTTGTACATATACCGTCTGCCCAAGCATACAGTGATTGTCCTTTAGACACTCGACCTGTTACTCTTACAGGTAAACGTCCTTTTAAACCAATTGCTTGACCGTCAAGTTCTGAGTTCATTAAGTATGCTGGTTTATCTGATATAACGCCAATACACTCGTCTCCTACTTTAGCTGCTCTAGTTTCCGAAGTACCACCAACTGCCATTGCAGTTCCTACTGGATATTCTTGATCCGTTGTATATTTTTCTGCTAAATCCGCATAACGTGCTTGTGTTGCAGTACCTTCGAATAAGTTTGCAGCAATGTTGCCTGTTGCGTCTCTTACTGCAACAGTATTATTTGAAGCACTAGCACTTGCTGTTCTAAAGTCTGTACCGACTCTTAGTGCAGTTGCTTGTGAAGCTTCACCTGTAAATGCTGATGCATATACATTAGAAAATTTAAGGGAGCCGCTACCTAGTGCAAACGTGTTGTCTACTGCTGGTAGAATACCTGAAGAATCAAACGTAACCGAATGTGTTGTTGTTCCAGAACCGTTTGTTGACTTTACCTTAATTTTACTGTTGTTGCCTGTAATATTTTGAATAACACCGTCAGTGCCGTTCTCAATTAATAGCTGTAAATCCTGTGAGTTACCAATTTGTATTCCGCTGTCTGGAAATTCAACAGTAGTTGTAAAAACTGTGTTATCGCTTCCGGATTGTTGAATAAAGTTTGATGCTAGTACGCCACCTAAGCGTAATGAGTCTGAAGAAGTACCCCAAAAGTAATGTCCTGCTGGAGTAGTTATACCATTGGATGCTAATTTAGTATTAACTAGTGTAATACCCTTCTTAAGTCTATCAAATCCTGTAACTGCGTTACTTACTGCAATATCAAATTCAACTGCACTAACCATCATTACAACTTCACTATTAAGTGTACCTGCTATAACATTTCTATTTGTACCATTAGTATCAAGAAGTTGCAAGCTTTGCATTTGGGTTACGCCATCGCCTGCGTTTTGTGGTCCAATTAATATGAATAGTGTGCCGTTGTAAACGTACAATTGATTGTTAGTAGTATCCCACCAAAAATCACCTATCGATAACCCTGTTGGTTCAGTTGCAGAAGCCTCTGATCCTCCATTTGTTCGCCACTTTGTTCCGTCATAAAACTTTAATTTAGCTGAAGCTGTATCATACCAAAGCTGACCGCTTAGTGGCCTAGCCGGTGCTGTTGCTCCGCTAAAGTTTTCTAACAAAAACAGAAAGTTTTCATTTTGTATTTCGCCATAACCTGCGTAGTTCTTACCGATGAACTTTAAATCGGTAGTTTGATCGACTGTCCCGTCTTCTACGTTGGTTAAAAGCGTATTATTGTATCTATCTATTTGATATGCCATTGGTGTAACCCCTAAGTACTTATGTTATTTATCGTTTTGATCATATGTTTAATAAGCAGTCGTTGCCTGCCACTCCCATGCTGTTCCATTTGACTGGAACCTCATCAAACTACGTGTTGCAGTTAATGAAACGTTACCACTAGCACCAGCAAAAACAATGTCTTGTACTACTGATTCGTTCTGTGTTCCGTTTGAGTCAACTGCTATGTACGAAATAGTTTTAGCAGAGTTTACATCAATACCACTTGCTGTTGCATTGGCATATGATGTGCAGTGTAGTTTAGCTTGCTTATTATTATTAATTGCTGCTGCCGGATATAAATCATTTAAATATCCTGAGACTGCTGCTTGTAGTGCTGAGCCTGTTCCTAATCCCGTAATATCAAATCCCATTACTATAGTTTCATTTGCTATTTCAGTATCTGCATAGATCTTTGTTGCAACGTCTTGTACGTCGGTAGGATCTTTAACTCCAGTAATTTTATGATTACCAGTAATTGCTATATTGCCGCCTGGTGAAACAACCATTCCGCCAGTAGCTGTAATATTAATATTAGAAACAGAATTACTGATAGTATTACCGTCAATTCCAATTGAATCAACTTGTAGTGCTGTAAGTGTTCCGAGTCTAGTTAGTTCATCTGCGTATAAAATATTTGACAAACTAGTATTTGTTAGTTTAACTTGTCCTCCAATCTTAATTGATGTAGTCGTATCTGATAAATCAATATTTTTATTGAATGTCCAAGCATCTGTTGCTCCTAGCCATTGAATAGTTTTGTCAGTATCAGTTGACAACAGTGTAACACCGCCGCCTTCTGCTCCAGCATCGTCTCCGCCAGTACTATCTGACTGGTATCCTAGTTCAATATTCTTGTCTTCAACCCTTAATGTCACAGTATCAATTGTTGTAGAAGTTCCTTCTACAATTAAATTTCCTGTAGCTCTGATATCGCCCTCAACATCTAGTGTGTATGCTGGCAATCTGTTAGTGGTAAAAATACCAACTTTGGCTGTACTTGCATCTACGTAAACAGCGTCAACAATTAGTGAGTTAAACTGATTACTACGCACACGCAAACTCATGTCATGGTCTAGTAACTGATTTTCTATATAAAATCTCTCACCGATCACTTTTTGTACGTTGTTTTGTGATAGACCAATTGTCAAACCACCGGAGTTTTGAATAGTTAATGAACCAGTTGTTACATCATTTGCGTTTGATGCTAAAAACTGTTCAGCTGTTCTATTAACTCCTGCCGCATCTGTAAGTGCTAGTGAACTGCTTGCTACTCCGAGCCATTTAAAAGTAGTTGCATTAATAATATTAATGCCTTCGTAAATAATTCCAGTTGTATTTGTTGCAGTAACTAACCCTGTAATTCTTTGTGAGTAAGTAGGCGTAAATTCTATTGCACTTAATACTGCTGACAATGTTCCGCCAACATACAAATATGCTATTGTACGTGATCTGCTTTGATTATCAAGTATACTACCAGTTTCAAATCCTGTTTTCTTTTGGGTTACAGTGTATTGTGGACCAATTAGTACTGTATCAGTTCCGTCAAATGCATAAAGTTGATTGTTTAGGTTATCAATCCATAAATCGCCTGCTACCATTGTAGGCAGTGTGTTTTGGACAAACGGTCCGCCACTTGCTTTCCATATTAATCCGTCAAATACTTTTAATCTAGCTGCACTAGTATCCCACCAAAGTTGCCCTGATAACGGATTACTTGGTGCTGCTGTGCTAGAGAAGTTTTCCAACAATTTAATAAAATTTTCATTAAACGCTTCGCCGTAGCCTGTATAGTTTTTACCAACTAATGTAAGGTTTGTACTAGCTGTGTCAATCTGTCCGTCAATTAACGATACTAGTAATGTACCGTCTGTTTTGTTTAATTGATAGCTCATGATGTAACTCCAGTGTATATAATATAGTTAACAGCTAGGTATGGATTTAGGATATCCATTGCAGTTCCTAAAGTAGTTGATGTCTTAATACCACCACTTGAAGCTAAACCGTGTGTTCCTTGTGATCCAGACTCTATTGAAAGTTGAATTGCTCCTGTGTCTACAGGAGTACCTGTTCCAACTCTTGTTGCATAGTACTGTGTTCCACTTTCGCCTTCCATATCATGTTCGTGTTCTGGCAAATTTCCTATTGTAATTGAAGTACTTTGAGTACCTCCGCTACCGCCAATACTATCTGCATTTGCATCTGTTACTCTGTTGGCACTTGCACCGCCCATATTGTCCATGCCTAGTGCAAATCTTCCTCGCATATCAGGTAGTGCAAAAAAGTTAACTCCTGCATCACTAATTAAACTAGCATCTTTAAAGTTAAACCCAATAGCTAACCATAATTCGTTATAATCTGACTTTCTTACTTCTGATCCATCACAAAATAACCAACCTGACGGAGTTGCTGTGCCGCCATATGGCATAAACACTCCTACTGGGTTGAGTGGAATATCTTTTATAAGGTTACTTTTTGTAATTCTAAATACGCCTGTTGTTCCAGTAGGCCTATTTAATAGTACTTCGTCGGAATTCTCTGCGGAATACGTAACATCTTTATTGGAAATAAACGTATCAGCAATCGACATATTAAATGTCTTAGTGCTTCCGCCTGTTTGTCCGTCAAATTCAAAGCTTGCAGCTTCTACATCTCCAGAAACTGCAAATGTTGTAGCACTTGCTAGCTTATCTGCCGAGCCTGCTCTACCACTAACTGTTCCACTTACGTTACCTTGAATGTTGCCGTAAAAAGTATTAGCATATACACTGTCGTACTTGTTTATTAACGTACCAATGTTTCTAATTGATGCTGAATCTGGTGCAATATTTCCAGTTTGTAAAATACCGCCTACATCAACATTACCGCCTATGTATGCATTAAGTGCAATGCCCATGCCGCCTGTTGTAATAAGTGATCCTGTACTAATACTAGAACTGTTAATAGTACTAGTAATTGAAACATAACCTGATGCAGCAACTCCTAACTTAGGTGAAACTTTAACATTACCTGATACATCAAGATCTTGTTCAGGGGCACTATTATTAATGCCTACTTTACCACTTGAATCAATACGCATTACTGTAGGTGTTGATGTTCCGCTACGTAATCTAAAGTCAATATTGGAACCACTAGTGTTATGTTGTATAACGGCTTGCTCGCCGTCTACCCCCATACTAAGTTGTCCGCCTGTACCAATTACTATACCGTTATTATTTTTAATTTTTAAATCAAAGTTTGATGTCGAAGTTTGATCTGTTCTAACAAAGTTAGCTGCTGGCACAGTTGTTGAGCCAACCACAAGTGCATCAGCTTTTTCTGCTGTACCAAAATACTTTAAAGCTTCGGTTCCAAATAATGCAGTATCACTAATGTTCATTCCTGCTTGTATGCCAGTTGTAAAACCTGCAATAGCAGACTTTGGAACAAATGCTCTATCACTAATAATGAAAGCTGGTTTGTCTTGCATTTTAACAGAAAGAATAGTGTATGTTAAGTTATCAGTTCCTACAACAGATTCTGATTTTGTACCTGTTAACAATCCATCTGTAAATTCAGGACCAACTAATACCCAAGTACTACCTGTAAACAAATATAACTGCTGACTACCTGTATTAACCCACAAGTCGCCTGCACTACTGTTAACAACAGCTGGTTCAGAACTTGCTTTTTTAAGTCCTGCAGCTGATTGCCAAATTGCGCCGTCATAAATTTTAAGTTGATCAACTCCTGTCGACGTATCGTACCAAAGTTGTCCTTCTACTGGACGTAGTGGTGCATTACTGTTAGCAAAGTTTTCCAACAAGTGCAAAAAGTTCTCACTAATTGCTTGACCATATGCTGTTGTAAATCTACCAGGTAAACTTAAAGTAGTCTCCGCATTAAGAGTGTTGTCTTCAACTGTAATGGTTCCTTTGTTTACAGAGTCAGTGTAACTAATTGCATATGCCATAATCTATTCCTTACCCTGCCAAACTTTGTACACGTACAGTGTAGTCAATTTGTATTAATCTGTTAAGTGACTTTTGCACAGGATGGAAAATAACATGTGTAATTAATCTGCCTGCGCCGGCTGGGCTGTAACTTCTTAAACCTAATTCATCAAATACAAATGCATTATCAGGATCAGTTGCGTTATCAAATGCCTGTTGGCCGCTTGGTTCACCATAGTCTAGTAAACAACTAACTAAAATATCAGTATAGTTAGTTCCACTTACGTGTCTTGTTTCTGTTTTATTTCTAGCAGTGTCTGTGTTATTAACACTTTTTTCGTCAACTACTTTTGTATAAGTTTGATTATACAAACTAGCATTTGTGCCTGTACTGTTAGGAGTAAGATACGTAATAATGCCTGTCGGATCAACACTTGTGCCGCCATTTCCGAAACTCATTTCGTAAACAAATCCTGCACCTGCATTACTCAGACTTTCTGCCAACGCAATACTCATATTTTCATAATGGATTGCATTGCGTTTTTCAACATATACTGCCTTTGACTCAGGGTCAAAGATTTTAATATGTCCTTGTACTAGTACTCCGTTTTTATCTTGCATATTATCACTCATTGTATTTCCTATACTGTATTTATTCTGGTAGCGCCGATGTGCCTGCTCGTAAGAATCGTGCAATTGAATTTTCAGCGTCTCCCAGCATTTCACCTGTATTTGTCCAAGTTTGACCAGTCTTTTTAATAACTGTAACCTTGGTATTAAGTGCTGGAACGTTACTTAATATTATTGTATTATCATCACTATTAAATTCAAATTCTTTTGGTAATGTTATGTCACCATCTGGGCTATCTAGTGCAATTACAGGATCAAAAGATTCTAAAGTTGTTTTTCTAAGTCTTTTACCAGCGGAAAACACTTCAATTTCATTATAAGTTCCAACATCAAATCCTAATGTAAAGATTGTTTGTGTTCCGGTTCCAACAAAGCTTTGAGACTGTGTAACGTCTTTATATGGTATAGTCTTACTTATGTTCTGATCATATACACGTTGTCCTACTGGATAAGTTTCCTTAACTCCAGTACCTAGTGTGCCCCTACGTAGTTGTTTTAATGTATTTTCAACTTTAACAAAATACTCAATACGTTCGCCGTCAATGAATATAATGCCTGGTAAGTTTTGACCTTTGCTTGGTTCTGACAATGTGCTTCCATCAACTACTTCAACACGCAAATCAGTACTTTTTAAAGGTTCGCGTAACTTAGTAGCTTCTTTATCTAAACGCTTAAAGTGTGTTCTATTCAACATATCTTTAAATTGTCTGTAAGCAAATTTTGAAGTACTTACAGGTGCAGTAAAGTGAATAATATCTATAACATCATTAGCTGCTGGTGTTTTTGTTAACCTTACATTCATTTGGTCATCTGTAATATAATAATCTACACTTGGTGTTAATAATTCTCCATTAACACTTACCCAAACATATTGTGCATCAACTGCTTTCTGCCTTAATGGCACTTCACCAACCGTTAACCTATTGTATGTTACTGTTTGTACGTCTGTGGATGTTAACACAGTTCTTGCAACAACATCATAATTAATTCTTTCTATACCTAATAGATCATGATTTGAAAATTGGAATACTTCTACAGTTTGATCTGCTGCCGGAGTAGTATCAAGTGTAACTACGTTTCCAGTAATTCGGTATTCACCATCTGTTATTGCGTAAATTGCAACTATTGAACCTTCTTCTCCTACGTTGTCTGCTAAAATAATTGAACTATTAGCAATATCAAATCTCCATTCGTCTGGAGTAAACCTTTCTATGCCATCTACAAATACACTAATATCAGCAGCTGAGTTTGATCCAACTGCTTCTTGGAAGGTTTCGATTTTGTATTCTCTCCTTTCAAATTCATCTATAGTATATTTAATATTGTATCCAGGGTTTAGAATTTTATTAGCAACCTTAACAATAATGTTATGCTCATTTGGTAATGCATAAAACGGTGTTGTAGCTAACTGATAACTTCTAGTAGTTCCGTCTGTTGTAAAAGTATCTTTACTAACTTGGCTGTAGTTAATTTTTAAAGAATCACTAAACACAGTGTAGTGGATTTTTTGACCGCTCACAGTTGGAGGAGTATTAAGCCTAATACCAACTTTAGCTGGACCGGGTACACTATCGTCGGCACTATTAAATACTGACACATTATAGCTGATGCCGTCTATGCTAACAAAGCAAGAAGTACCTTCTTCCCAATCAACTGTTGTTATATAATCTGCCTGTCCAGATGTAGTATCGCCTACTCCAAAGTCTAGTACTTTTTGTGTACCTTGCGACATTGCAATAATATTTAATTCGGCGCCTGCTGTTGCAGAGTTAAGGACAACATTATTATTCTGCCAATCAATTGTATATAAACTATCAGCTAAAATAACATTACCTACTTTTACTAGTACTGCTTCAGCAGTACGTGGAATAGCACCTAATGAATAAGTTGTATCACTTCCCATAATATAGCTTTGACTATGAATTATTCCTTGTCCTGCACTATCTCTCGTAAATACTTTAATATCTAATGTGTCAAGGACTTGCCCTGGAACTAATTCTTCAGGACCGCCGCTTGTAGTAGGCGTAATAAATCCATCGCCGTCTATAATAATATCTTCAGCGTTAATACCTTTAGCAGTAGTGTATGCTAAGTCGCCGCCGGTAAGTGCTGTATCATAGCTGTCAGCATCTGGTAATGTACTACCATCACTAGTTGTTTTTCTAACAATTAGTATATCGCCGGATACCAAACTTATTCCCATTTCTTCTAAATCAAGTGCTTGTGTTACACCGTCACCAATTATAGAATTAGTAATTGCACTAGGGTTTGCATTTACTGTACTTGCATCATAATTGGCATCGTCTATTCGAACACCATTTTTATAAAAGTTATACATGATGCCATCAGCTAGCGGTTTAGTTAGTGCTACTGCATTTGTTGATCCGTCAGCATAAAAAAGTTCATCTTCGTAAGTATTGTCAAACGTGTCCCAGCTATCTGAATACCATCCATTGCTGTCCCATCCTGCTGGCTTGTCGAATTCAAAACTACGTATTTGAACTCCGCCATAATCCACACCAGTCATTAGCTGTTCTAATTCTTTGCCGTACATACTAGAAGTAGGATTGTATGCAAAGTTAATTCTGTCTTCAGCATTAAGTAAGCTTAATGGTCTGTAGTATTGAATTTTAATTTTATAATCAAATTTAGGTGGTGTAGTAAATGTAATTCTGCCTTGCTGTCTTTTATATCCTGCTGTTGTATTTGAAACATTAGTATATGTATAAGCACTTCTAAGTTGTTCAACTAACTTAGTATTATCTTTACCTACCCACACAGTAACCTTTGAACTTGAAAGATCCATTGGCCATTCTAAATCATAAACTGTTTTTGTTCCTGTGCCGCTAACTGTTATTTCTTGTAGTAATGTTGCATAATATACTTTACCTGAAACTCTATCAAACTTAGTTGTAATAGACGGACTTCTAACTACGCCATTGCCTAAGATTGCTGTAGCTGTTGCTGGTGTGCTTCCATCAGCTTGTGGGCCTTCAATAGTAACTACCGGAGTTTTAATATAACCTGAACCGTTAGTTAATACTTCAATTTTAGTAATTCTACCGTAGCCTAAATATGCTCTAGCAGTAGCGCCAGTGCCTTCTGCACTAGTAATCTTTACTGTAGGAGTATATGTATAACCTGTACCAGCATTTGAAATTTGTAATTCTGTAACTTGATACCCGTTGTTGTCGCTCCAATTCTTCCTTGGATAAAGTGCTGCACTATTAGGCTCGCTTACAATTACACCATCAATAACTTGTGCTTTGCTTGGCACAATAGACTTTGATTGAGTACTATACTCTGGTGGTAGATCAAAGTCGCTTACACTGCTATTTGTTCCTTCTACTGTTGTATAGTTACTAACAAACTCTCTTACATTTGTACTATAAGGCTTAACTTCATTAATATATGCTTCATAGTTTGCCAAGTTGTTATTATTAAATGTTATGTCTTGGAACAATGGACCAAGATTGTGTTTTGCTTTAACAAAGCTAGTTTTAAATAACCAGTCAGCGCCTTTTTGCTCTGCAAGAACGTAACGCAAAGTTGCAAAGAACAATTCGTTATATTCAACAGCCAAAGTTCCAATAAAAATATTATCTCTAATTGCTTCAAGTATAATTCTAAGCTCTCTTGAAGGAGTATTATCATAAAAATAACTATCAAAACTTCTGTTATCAAAACCTACAGTATTTTTAGTATAGTCGTATAGCTTATCGTTAAACTGTATTGTTCCGTTTTGTCTACCAATAGTCTTATAGTTAATTGTGTAATCTTCAGTATCTTCGTCAGCTATTTTTTCTAATAGGAGCCAGCCACCGGAGCCTACCGAGTTAATCTTAACTACATCACCTAGGCTGTTTTCAAGACTTGTTAATACGTATGACCCTTTAATGATATCATCAATTTCAGTAAACTGGTTATATCCAGATGCATACCAATCAGCGTAACTCCAAAATTGTGTTACGTCATAATCTTGTATGCTTCTTCTAAACCAAGTACTGTTTACCTCGTTCCAAGAATACAATGCCCATTTATTAAACACTGAGTTATCAGCTTCTACAAGTACACTGTACCTTCTTACGCTAATTGAAGTGTTAGCATCATAGCCCAGGCCTTGATTTACAACTGAAGCACCTGTTATTTGACCTAGTGCATTAATAGTTAATGCTATTTCTGCATCTGCGCCAGTGCCGCTAATTGTAATTTTAGGAAGAACTTTATATCCTCGTCCTGCGTTAACAATTGTAATTCCAACTAGTTTTCCGTTCTGTAATACAGGAGTTAGTGTCGCAGGAGTTACTTTACTTGTACTAATATAAACTAGTTCAGCATATGTACTAACTTTGTGATCGTACTCACCACCAATTAATGTTGGCAATGGTTCTTTCTCAGATAACGCAGTAAGATTGTATTCGTCTGCTAATAGATTTTCTTTTGCAACTATGTTAACTCTTTCAATGAATTGTTTTAACGCTTCAAATCTGTTAACAAACATTCCCTGTCTTGGTCTGTTTTGAATTCCGTAACGACTTTTTGCAGGAATCTGTAAATTTGGAACTGCACGTTCTTTTGCATCAAAGCCAATTAAGCTATCAAACCATTTAAGTTGGATATCAGCATTAGGAACACTAGTTGATAATCCCTTACTTAATATTTGATACTGGTTATGAACATTCTGACGTGTTTTTTCAACACTATCAGTTGTATACTTAATATTCAAAACAACATCATCATTATTAACAATATCATTACAATTTGTTAAAAGAAACTTGTTTTTGCTCAATAAGCTTAGGTACCTGTACTTTTGATCTTTAGGATTTGCAATTAATGCTGCAATATTTTGTATGCTTAATTTTCTGTTAGCATTAGAAGGAATATTCCGTTTATTCTCTACCCAGAAGTAATATAAAGTATTAAATGATTTACTTACATTGTCATACTCTAATCTAGTAGTATATTTTTCGTTACCGTATAAGCTTATGCCGCTAACACCTTGTGCTAGGCCTTCGTCAGTGTCTGCAAATCCATCCCAAGTATTTGGAAGGAATTTACTTTCAACCCATTCGTACACATTAATAACAGACCCTTCAAGTTGAGTATTCCAAGTATTCTTTTGGAAGTTAGTTGATCCCTGATAAGGATGTGCAAATCTAGCAGAGTCAATATTCCACCAAACTTTTCCAACATAGTTTTCTGCCCAATGTCTTCCTGGGTCAACATTATTGTCAGCTAGTAATCCAGTGTTATAAAACGCCGGATCATATCTAGTTTTAAATGCAATTTCTTGTTCTGCTATTCCTGCAATTTTACCTTGTATTGGATCAATAAAGTCAAGGTATGTAATTATTTTGTTTTCTTTTTTGTTATATAAAAATGCACCTTGTATCTTTTCAACATCAACTGGTGTTACGCTAGATCTAATTGTGGACCATGCAAAGACTCCGTTACGTTTTCTAAAGTCAACTAATCCACCTCTATACTCATCGTCATATTGCTGTGGCATACCAATGTACATGTGATTATCATTAGTATAAATGTATTCGCCAAAGCTAGTTTGAGTTAATGGATACGAAATAGTTTCTGATAATGACATTCTATTGCCAAAAGCTTCGTATATATAAACAACACCTTTGTCTATTTTAACATTCTTAAACGAAGTAAACTTTCTATCAAATGTAGTTGGTACTTTTTTCTTAGTAGAAGCTTTATCAAGCTGATAAGAATTAGATAAATTCTTTTCGTAAGTATCAAAACTAGTTGGAATTAGTTGATCGCCATTTAAACTAGATATTACAAGATTGTCTTTACCAAAATCTAAATTATATCCAAACTTTTCTGATTCTTCATCTTGTGATGGAAGTATTACTTGAGACGGAGTTGTTGTTCCGAGTGCAGAGTTAGTAACTGTTCCAAATACGCCGTTAGCGTCTTGTACATATATGTATACAACACCTTGATTAATTCTTATAGAGTCTTTTAACGGAGAACTTACTGCTATCTTAGTTCCTTCAGGATTCATACTTATTTTATCAGCAAACCCGTCTATTGATGTAGCTTCTGTAATCATTTGAGAAAATACAAACTTATCGCCAATTTCTCTATACACTACTACTGCAATGTCTCTTGTACTATCTGTTTGTACTTGTGTACTAGTAGTAACAAGGACATCACCATTAGCACTTAAATCAAAGTCTTTACTAAACTGCTCAATATTTTGTATTGGGTCAAATATTGTTTCATCAGCATAGAATGTTTTAGATGTTCTGTTAGGCAACATCCCGACATAATCAACAGTACTGCTTAGTATAGTCCAACTATTACTCACTACGGCTGCGTCTGCTGCAATGTTAGTTGCTGCAATATAAAGTGTATTATTATATTCTACAATGGCACCTTTTTCGTATCTATAAGTGTTATCCCAAACGCCTCTGTAGTTTCTGTCTTTGCCGTTTCTCCAGCTTATGTTTTCCCAAAAAACAGGATCTGATACAAAGTTATTTGAAGTAGCATTTTTAACACACTGAAAATATTGATCTTGGTACAATACTATATCGCCTATCAAGTATGATAGTATTTGATAAGGTCCTTTAAAGCTTGCAATGTCTTCTGCTTTTACACCATGTCGGTAAAACTCAATACTTCCAGGATCAGCTCTTGTTCCCAGACCGTTACTTGAGATTGCAAGAGTATAATATTTTCCTTTTTGTACAATTTTAACTTTTTTGCCAAAGCCTCTGTTTTCTTTTCTATGCTCAGAAACTAATACATATTGTCTTTTATACGTACCAACATCTGATCTGCGATAAATTGCAACAGCGCCTTCTTTTGATGGACCTGCTGTGCCTGACTTCTCAGCTTCAAGATGGAATACTTGTGTATAATCTTTGTTTAAGCTATATGGAGGATTTGCCATTCTTGAAATACCTTGTTCGGTATTTTCATTAAAGAACCAATACTCTTCATCAACTATTTCTGGGTTAGTAACAATATCAAACTGTGACGAATGTTCAAATACTACCAACTTACCAACTGTATCTGTGCCTACTGCAACATCATTTTCAAAGTCTGTTACACTTCCCATAACACGATTAACATCTGCTGCACCACGTTCTACAGTATTAGCATTACGCTGAATTGCATACTTTCCAATGTTAGTTAATTGATTCCAAAGGCCGCTTAACACTTTTACATAAACTCGTACACTATTAAAGTTTCTACGATAAAACACAACTTCGGCAGTACTAGTAGTAGTTGTTGTAATTGCAAGGCCACCTTGGCCATCATTTGGAATTTGTACGTCTTGAATTATGTCGCCTACAACAGGCTCAAACACATTACCATTAAAATCAAACTCGTCAAACGTAAAGTCAATGTAGCCGTCCCATAAGTCAACAACAGTTTGTTGCTTATTTAAAATATCAAATGTAAACCCTGCGGCTGCAACATCAATAATTCTGTTATCAAGATTGTATACTCTAAATTCAGTTGTATCGTTTATTGATAAAGTATCAGTATATGCCTTTTCACCACGTACTATCCATTTGTTACTAAGTTGTGCAGCTTCAGTTCCGCCTGGATCGCCGGTGTAAGATAATTGTGTAATGTAACTAGCTCTGTTTTTATTTTTAACATATGTTCCAATGTAGCCTACTGCTGACTGAATGTTTGAATATGCATTCAACGCTCTTGCAGAAGATGCTAGTCTAACATCAGCGTAAACTAATCCTCGGCCAGTATCATAGTATGTTCCGTTATTGCTGTAGTTGAATGGAAGAGCAATATACCAAAAGCCATCTACTGCATCACTAGTATTATATGTTGCGGATTCTGTATAAAATCCAACAAATATTGTTTCTTCAATAAACAGCTCATCACTAACACTAAAAATACCATTTGTATCTTTTAAGTAAATTACTGCACTATCGTTTTGCGTACCTATATATGCAACAGTTGCACTACCTGTAGCAGTTGTAACTGATTGTCCTACTGTGGGCAACGAAACAAACGTTGCTATAAACAATACATGGTCAATTTTATTTTGAATAATATGACTACCTGTAATAACGTTTCCAGTAATGGATGGTATGTCTCCGTCAAAAGGCAAATAGTTTGTTAAAGTAGGATATGTATAACTACGTTGGTTCCAGTAAAGATTAACTGTGTCGCCAACTGCTGTACCTAAGTACATATCTTTTGGTGCTCTTACCAATATGTGATCTACTGTATTTCCAGACAGCCCCGGGTCACCTGCAACTAACAATTGTAGTGTTGTTGAATCTGCATCTGCAGAAGCAGCAATATTAACATAGGTATCAAACGTTGTAAATGCTTGTGATGCAATTTCCGGAAGTACTGTTCTATTTGTTTTCCACAAACTTTCTCTATATTTTACAACGTCACCTTTTATATATGTAGACGTAGCATTAAACGTATCTTTAAATTTTGTTTTTACTCCAGATGCTTCTGGAATACCAACTACTAAGTATTCGCCATCAGGACTAACTGAAATATTCTCGCCGAATCTTCCTGACGATGATGCATTAAGTAAATCATCGTCACTCTCTAATGTTATTATATCATCTAGTACTAAATTATTTTTTTCATCAGTACGTTTATAATGGCTTACTTTACCTAATACATCTCCAGGTGCTGATACAAATACATCATTGTTAGTTTCTGTTATTGCAACACTTTTACTAAACTGTTGTGAAGTACTATCAAAGTCAGAAGGATTAAAAAGTGTTTGGTTTGCTGTATACACTGGATTATTTTCAAAAACTTTCCAGTCACCCTCGTAGTCATCAACCCAAATTTTCTGTTTGCCATATAGCTTGCTTCGCTGTGAGTTTAAAACGTCAATATTTGGAACACGAACTTTTCTAAACTTTACTACTTGGAATGACTCGTCTACAAAGTCTATAATATCTGCATTAACATCAGCCTTAACTGTTACTGTAGTTAAATTAATACCGTCTGTGTCAACTGCATACATTCCGTTAAGATTATATTCTTGTGCTCCACGGATACCAACAATGTCACTTGTAGTAATTAATGGACGAATTCCGTCTCCTGGAACATCTGCCCAAGTATCTAAT